ATTCTATTAGTGATGAAGAATATAAAAAAGATAAAGAAGATGAAATTATAAATATGTATGGAGGAGGAAATGATTCTGATTTAGATTCTGATGATATGATTATTGGAACAATGGATGATTAAATGTTATTTCATTTTTTTATTAAACTAATTTTTATAAAATAATAATTTTAATACTAAACTAAAATTATTTTTATTAAAATAAATATAATTATTTATTATTCATTTCTTATTTTTTCTTCTCTTTCTTTAACAAGTTCTTTACTATTTAAAATAGGATTAATATATCTACTATTATAAGTATTAGAAATTTTTTTATCTTCTTCTTCTAAAGTTGTTTGTCCTTGTTCTATTTTTTTTAATCTTTCTAACATTGATAGTAATTCTTTTACACCTTCTCCTTCTTCCTGAACAATAGTTTTACATACTCTATAATGTCTATTATAAAATACAGGATCCCATTCTCTTATTTTTTCCATCATTTCATTTTTTTTATCTTTATAAAGTTCTTCATTTTCTTTACATAATTTAATAATAGTTTCCATTTTTTCAACAATTTGATCTGAAGTATAATTTGTACTCATATAATTATTATAATATTATTTATTTGTTAAATAAATTATTAATTTAATATATCTTTATTATTAATATTATTATCATGTGAAGAACTTTCTACTGTAATAAAATAATCGTCATCTACTTTTTTAGCTGAAATTATTTTATAATTAGAAGATATTTTTGCAGTTGAACTTACAATAGTTGTTAAATTTGGAAAGTAATTTATTTTGTTCAAAGGATTATCAACACAGTTTAAAATTATTAAAGAATCTATTCCAGATATAATAGTTATTAAATTTTGCGAACAATATAATTCAGTTAATTTAAATAAATTTTGTATTTCTTCTATTTTATTACAAGAACAATCAAGATAATCTAAATCTTTATAAGATTCAATTTCTGTTAAATTATTATTACTAACACCTAAATATTGTATATTTTTAACATCTATTTTATTTAATTTATTATTTGATGCATCAATTCTTAAAAGTGAATTTGATATAATAGAAGTTATTTTATTATTTTTACATACAAATTCTTCAAGATTATTATTAATAAAGTCTCCTTCTATATTATTAAAAGATACATCTAAAACTTTAATATTTAAATATTTTGATAAATCAGGGATATTTGTTAGTTTATTATTTGATATATCTAAAAATTTTGTTTTTTTTAAAATATTTTTAATTTCTGGCATTTTAAATAATTTATTTAATAAATCATCTGTTATTTTTAAAGAAGATAAATCAAAAAAGTCATAATTTTCATCTTCTGTTAATTTTATTCTTAATTCAACTTTATTTTTATTTACATATTCATTATATAAATTTTCAGTTACTTCAGAATCAAATTCTACTGTCATATTTCTTGTTCTATTTATTGTTGAACTTTCATAAACATCAGATTCTAAATAATTATTTTTTGTATCTACTTTTTTTAAATATTTTAAATCATTTTTTCTAATAATAACTTTTAATGGATTATTTTGTTGCATTTTAATATTTTATATATTATTATATTTATTAAAATTTTAAATTTTTAATTTCATCATACAAATCATTTTTCTTTTTATTTTTAATTTTTCCTGTTTTTTTATCCTTTTCAACAATAATTATTCCTAAATTACAAGCATTATTTTGTAATAATTCTAGTTTCATAGATTTTTTAGTTGAGTCTATAATTTTTTGTTTATCTTCTTTAGTTAATTCTATAGATTTTTTATGAATTGTTGTATTGATACTAGTTTTTTCAATATTTGTATCTAAAATATCTACTTTATTTTTTTGTTTTTCAATTTTATTCTTTGAAGATTTTTTTAAATTTGTTGCTTCTGACATAAATAATGTATTTTTATGATTTGATATATATTCTTTATATTCATTATCTTTAACTTCTGAAAACATATCTACTTTTATATTTGAACCACAAAACTCTTCTGTTTCATTATTTATATTTTCAATATCAGATTCATCAGAATATTCAAGTTCATCTTCAGATTCATCTTCATCTTCATCTTCATGTTCTATTGTATTAATTTTATTTTTTTGTTTATTTAATGAATGTTCGCTAATTTTTTGAATAATGTCGTCAGAATTATTATTTTTAGAAATTGTTTCTTTTTGTTTTTCTTTTTTAAAAATTAATTCTTTTACAAAAAAAGAATCTGAATTATAATATTTTGTATTCCAAATTTCAATAAATGGAAAATAATAATCTTCATGTTTATAAAATATTAAAAATTTTTTATCTGTTTGATTTTCTAATATATTTTCATAAATATTAAAACATGTATTTTCTACAATAATTAAAACAACTTTTAAAGCTTTTGATGTTATCAAATAAAAATTATTTTTATCTTCATTAAAATTTTTTTTATTAAATTTTGTTTTATTTTTATTTTGTTTTTTTGTAATAATATCTTCATTTAATTTATCTAATAAAAGTTCACTTAAATTTTCTATCAATTCTTTTTTAGAATCTTTTTTTTTATGAATATAATCATTATACATAGTTAGTAAAACAGAATTTAAAAAATAAAACCAACTTTTGTTTTCTTCTTTAAAATCAAATGATAAAGATGATAAAAATATTAATTCATTAGTTTTATAATATTTTGTTAAAGATAAAATATCAATAAAATTACATTTAAAATTATTATTTAATTTTTCATTTTGAATTACAGTATTTATTTTATTTGTTAAATTTATTTCAGAAATATTGTTTTCTTGTTCTTTTTTATGAACATTATTACAAAATCCGATTATATCACTAAGATAAATTTTAGTCATTAGTATTAATATTAATATAATTTTATTAACTATAAATCAATTTTTATTTTTATTTAAGTGAGGTAAAATTATCTTTTTATTATATTAATAAATAGTATTATGTCTAATATAGAAACCTCTTCTGATTCAGATGATAATTCACGATATAACACTCATAAAAAAAAAAGACTTGTTGAAAAAATAACTAAATTAAAACCTACATATCAATTAAAAATTCTTAAAATTATGAAACCAGAAATTAAAGATGATTATACAATTAATAATAATGGAACATATTTATTTTTTCATGCTTTTTCTGATGAAATGTATGATAAAATATCAATGTTTATTAGAAAAGTAGAAGATAATAAAAATAAAAGAATTATTAAAAGTATTGCTTCTGATTTTTCAGATACTGTTTTTAATAGTGATACTGGAAAAGATTTAACTAGTGATATTGTAGATGCTATAGAAGTTGATGCTGAAAAAGATTTAAATAATAAAGAAAGAATTATTATGAGAAGAAAAAAATATTATGAATATCTTGATAAAAATCAAAATTAAATATTAATCACTAAATTAAAATTAATTTTATTGTATGATTATATTTCATAAAATATAATTATATTATATAAGAAGATTCATGTCTTATAAAGATAATAAAAAAAAGAATAAACCTATAAAATTTTTTAAAACAGGGGGAGAATATAATCCAGAATTTGAAGAAAATAATCTTCTTCATAAAAAAAAACATAAAGAAGAAATAGAAACAGAAACTAAATCTAAAATTAAAGATAATAAAAAAGATGAACATGAACATTATAAAGAAATTCCTTATCCAAAAGAAAAAAATAAAAATTTTCAAGATATTATTTATAAAAAAAGAGAATTCTATTCACATAAAATATCAACAAGACCTGATCTAAATACTTATGAAGATATTGAAAAATATAGAAATAAAAAATGCATTTTAAGTGGAGAATTACAAGAACATCAAGCTTTATTAGGAAATTTTATAAATCCAGATACTCCTTATAAAGGAGCATTAATATTCCATGGAACTGGAACAGGTAAAACTTGTGTAGGAGTATCTGTTTCATTAAAATTTATACCAATGGTTCAAAGATATGGTACTAAAATATATATATTAGTTCCTGGACCCCTTATTAAAGAAAATTGGAAAGATGAATTAATAAAATGTAGTGGTGATTTTTTTGTATCTAAGGTTAAAAATGATATTGAATTAAATGAAGAAGATAAACAAAAACAAAGAAAACAATATTTACAAGTTATTCTTCAATATTATAATATTATGAGTTATAAAACTTTTTATAAAAAAGTTCTAGGAGAAAAAATTAGAGAAACTGAAATTACTGAAAATAATAAATTTAAAACTAGTTATAAAAAAACTGAAGATGGTGAATTTGAAAGAGAAATTGGTATTGATAGAATTTATAATTTAAATAATACATTAATTATAGCTGATGAAGCTCATGGTTTAACAGGTAATACTTATGGTGAAGCATTAATGAAAATTATTAAACAATCTTCAAATTTAAAAGTTTTATTATTAAGTGCTTCTCCAATGAAAAATCTTGGTCATGAAATTGTTGAATTATTAAATTTTATTAGACCACAAGATTCGCAAATTAATAGAGATAAAATATTTACATCAAGTAGAAATTATACTATAGATTTTAAACCAGGAGGCTTAGAATATTTAAAAAATATGTGTAGAGGTTATGTTAGCTGTATGAGAGGTGCAGATCCTATCACATTTGCTAAAAGAGTTGAAATAGGAATTAAACCAAAAGGATTACTTTTCACTAAAATTATACCTTCTTATATGGAAAAATTTCAATTAGAAACTTATAATAAAAGTATTGCAGATTCAAAAGAAGATAGTGATGCTTTAGATAAAAGTTCTTCAGCTGTTTCAAATTTTGTTTATCCAGGTTTAACAAGTGATAGAAAAAATCTTTTAGGACTTTATGGAGTTAATGGATTAGATGAATTTATAAATTTAATTAAAAATCATAAAGAAAAAATAAATAATTTAGTAGCTAAAGATATATTAAAATTAAATAAAGTTAATAAAAATGAAGAATTAGTTACATTAAATGAAAATGGTAAAAATATTAGTGGAGATATTTTATTAAGAAAATATTTGAAATATTTTTCAATTAAATTTAGTAATGCTATGGATAATTTATTTGAAAATTTATTTATTAATAATAAACAAAAAAAACCAAGAACTGGATTTATTTATTGTAATCAAGTTGTTGTTGGTATTAATATTTTTGAAGAAGTTTTATTAAGAAATGGATTTTTAAAATTTGATGAAAATAAAAATAATTATTCAGTTAAAAATAATACAATTTGTTATAATTGCTCTAAAAGATTTGATGAACATGAAAAAGAAAAACATTCATTTGAACCAGCAACTTTTTTTGTTGTTACTGGAGGAAGTAGTGAAGAAAGTGTTGATAATCTTTCAGAATATAATAAAAAAATTATTTCAAACGTTTTTAATAATAATGATAATATGGAAGGTAAAAATATTAAACTTGTTTTAGGTTCAAAAGTTATGAATGAAGGTATTAGTTTATTTAATGTATTTACAGTACAAATATTAGATGTTTATTATAATTTTGGGAGAGTTGATCAAGTTATAGGTAGAGCAATTCGTTGGTGTTCTCATTTTAATCTTATGTCTAAAGAAAATCCTTTTCCTGAAGTTCTTGTTTATAAATATTCTATTTCTATTAAAGATTCAGGAAATAAACATACAATGTCTTCAGAAGAAATACTTTATTATAAAGCAGAAAGAAAATATCTTGTTATTAAAAAAATAGAAAGATTATTAAGAGAAAATGCAATAGATTGTCCATTATTATATCAATCTAATTTATTCAAAGAAGAAGTTGTTAAACATAAAAAATGTTTATATCCTAATGATAATTTTTATAAAAAAGAAATGAAAAATACAGAAGAAATTTGTCCTGCAATTTGTGATTTTAATAATTGTTTTTTTAAATGTTCTGATGAATTATTAAATTCAAAATATTATGATCCTAATAGAATGTTATATAAAAATTTAAGTAAAAATCAATTAGATTATTCAACATTTACTAATTATTTAGCTAAATCTGAAATCGATTTTTCAAAGAAAAAAATTAAAGAATTATTTATTACTTCATATGTTTATAATTTACAAACTATTATTGATTATGTTAGAGATTATTATCCAGAATCTAAAAAAGATTTATTTGATGATTTTTTTGTTCAAAAGGCATTAGATGAATTAATTCCTGTTACAGAAAATGATTTTAATAACTTTAAAGATACTTTATATGATAAAACTAATAGACCTGGTTATTTAATATATTTAGATGGATATTATTTATTTCAACCTTTTGATGAAAAGGAAGATGCTCCTATTTATTACAGAACTAATATTAATTTAAATACAAAATCAAAATTAAGTTTAAATAATTTTTTAAAAAATAATAATTTAATTACTATAAAAGATGCAAAATCTTCTATTGAATATAAATTTGATACAGTTATGGATTATTATGATAATAAAAAAGATTTTGAATATGTTGGAGTTATTGATCAACAAGAAAATAAAAATATTCAAGAATTTGTTGATGTTTTTAAAGTTAGAGAAAAAAGAGATAAAATACTTGATAAAAAAAGAGCTAGCGGTATACCTTCATTAAAAGGAGCAGTTTGTGTTACAGCAAAAAGTAAAGAATATTTATTAAAAATTTCAGAATTATTAAAAATGAAAGTTAAAAAAGATACTTTAACAAGAGAAAATTTATGTGAAGATATTAAAAATGAATTAATTAAATTAGAAAAATATTCAAGAGGTAAAAATAAATTAACTTATATTATGATACCATCTAATCATCCAAAATATACATTCCCATTAAATATTGAAGATAGAAGTATAATGGTTAGACATAAAGTTAATAATTTATTTGGAAATATTAAATTTAATGTAAAAGATGAAAAAAAAAATATTACAGTCTCTTTTAAATTAAATGAAAATCCAAATTCTCAAGAAATATTACAACTTAAAAATATCGGATTTAATACTAAAAATAATACAGAATGGACACAAATTATTGATTAAATAAAAAAAATTGATTTTTTATTTAAATTTATTTTAATTATATATATTATATGCCTACTAAACAGAGTAATACAAAATCTAAAGATGATATAACTAAAAAATCTACAGATAAATCTCAAATAAATAAAAATGAAATTAAAAATGAAATTAAAAATGAAATTAAAAATGAAATTAAAAATGAAGATAACAAACAAAATAATAATAATATTATTATATTTCCTTATATTACAAAAACATTAACAACATCTGTTAAATTAGAACCTATTCAGTTAAGTAATAAAATAGATTATCATATAAAAAATAATTTGAAAAAAAGTCATGAAAAAAAAATTTTTAAAAATTATGGATATATTGAACAAATATTAAAAGTTGATGGATATACAAATCCAATTATTGAACCTGAAAATTTTACATGTTCTGCAATTACTAAAGTTCAATTTTCATTTCTAATAGCAGTACCAGTTAGTAAAAAATTTATTATTTGTAAAGTTGTTAGAGTTGTTAAAGAACAAATTAAATGTAAAAATGGCACTGCTATTACATTATTAATAAGTCCTGAAAGAATTAATAGTAATGTATTTTATAAAGATCAAAATAGAAATTTTAGAATTAAAGATGAAAATAATTCTTTTGTAACAGAGGGAATGTATATTAAAGCTTATTGTTTAGCAAGTAAAAATGCTGCAGAATATGAAATAACAATTCTTGGAGAATTATATGATATTGCAACACAAGATGAAATTAATAAATATTATCACGAATAATTTATAAAACTATTTTTTTTTTTCAATTAAAATTAATTAAAAATATTTTTGTTTAGTTATTATAAGAACAAACACATGAGTTGTCTACATGACATTAATGGAAATTTTAATATTTCAGAAGAAGAAATAAAAACTTTTATTCCTAAAAAAAATTTATATTGTCACAATTGTAATAAAAAGGGTCATACATATAGATATTGTAATGAACCAAAAATTTCTAATGGAATTATTGCTTTTTATATTAAAAATTTTAAAAAATCTCTTATTCCTATTCTTGAAAAATTTATTATTAAAAATATTAATAATAATTCAGAAAAATATATAAAAGATATTAATGATAAAATTAAATTTTTAATGGTACAGAGAAAAAATTCTTTAGGATTTTTAGAATTTATGAGAGGTAA